TTTGTTGATTCTTTAGAACAAGAAGAAACAGAAGAAAACACAGAAAAGGAGAATGACTAATGAAAAATATATCATTAATATTAATACCTTTATTTATAACTTCTTGTGCCAGTCTTGGTGCAGTTATAGATGGTGGTCAAGATTTAGTAACCAGTGTTATTGATTCATCTGTTGAAACAGCAGGTAATATAACTACTGCGGTACTAGATGATGTTAGTTCTGTTGTTGATACAGTTGGAGATTCCGTATCCGATGTAGTTGATACGGTTGTTGAAGAAGTAGACGAACAAACTAACGAATTACAAAACGAAGAAGAACAGGAGGAATAATGGTCTGGTTAAATATATTAGTATGGATTACAGCTATCATAGCTATTGCTTCAGTAATAGCTGCTATCACACCAACACCTAAAGACGATGTCTGGTTTGGTAAACTATATAAAATTATAGATTGGTGTGCTTTAAATATAGGTAAAGCTAAAGATAAGTAATGCCAACAGTTAAAGACGCTTTAGCAGAGTTAAATGCACATGAAAGAGAATGTGCTATTCGCTATGAATACATAGAAAAAAGATTAGATGAAGGCTCTGCTAAATTTAAGCGATTAGAAATGTTACTTTGGGGGGTTTATCCATTTATACTAGGCTCTATAGTGTTTGCTAGTTTTATATAGGAGATAAAGTGCCTTTACAAAAATTTTTATTCAAACCAGGAATAAATAAAGAAAATACGACCTATTCTAATGAAGGTGGTTGGTTTGATGCAAATTTAGTACGTTTTCGTAAAGGTTTACCTGAAAAAATTGGTGGTTGGCAAAAATATTCTAATAATACCTTTAGTTCTAAAGGTAGAGGACTTCACGCATGGGTTGCATTAGATAGCACTAAATATATTGGTTTAGGTGCTACGCAAAAATATTACGTATTACAAGGAATATCTTATTACGATATAACACCTATAAGGAAAACAACTACCAATGGTGTTACTTTCGCTGCTACTAATGGTAGTTCAGAAATTACAGCTACCGACAATAGTCATGGTGCTGTACAAAATGATTTTGTTACTTTTAGCGACGCTGTTAGTTTAGGTGGTAATATTACAGCTGCAGTTTTAAATCAAGAATATCAAATAACTTCTGTAACAACAAACACATACACCTTTAGTGCAAAAGATACTGATGGAAATACAGTTACTGCTAATGCTAGCGACACAAGTAATGGAGGTTCTGGTGTTGACGGTGTTTATCAAATTAACGTTGGTTTAGATGTATACGTACCTTCTTCTGGTTGGGGTGCAGGAAGTTGGGGTGTTGGAACTTTTGGAAGTGTAACTGCGTTAGCTAGTTCGGATCAACTTAGAACATGGTCACATGATAATTTTGGTGAAGATTTAATATTAAACGTGCGTAACGGTGGAGTTTATTACTGGGACACAAGTGGTGGTTTAACAAGTAGAGCAGTAGCTTTATCTGATCTTGCAGGTGCAAATTTAGCTCCTACAAAAGCTATACAGGTTTTAGTTAGTGATGTAGATAGACACGTACTTTGTTTAGGTGCAGACCCCATAGAAAACTCTAGTAGAACAGGCACGATTGATCCTATGCTTATAGCGTTTAGTGATCAAGAAAGTGTTACAGAATGGGAGCCACTAGCAACTAATACAGCAGGGTCTTTAAGATTGTCAGCGGGTTCTTCTATTATAGGTGGTATACGAGCAAGACAAGAAACTCTTATATGGACAGATACAGCACTTTACTCTTTAAGTTTTATAGGACAGCCCTTTACGTTTGGTTTAAATTTAGTAAATGAGGGTGTTGGTTTAGCAGGACCAAACGCTATGGTAAATACGCCTAAAGGTGTTTTTTGGATGGATAAAAAAGGTTTTTACAATTATACTGGATCAGTACAAACATTACCATGTAGTGTAGAAGCTCATGTTTTTGACAATATAGATGAAACTCAAACATTCCAAATAACTGCTTTTTCAAATAAAGCTTTTAATGAAGTTGGTTGGTTTTATTGCACACAAGATCAAACAAGTCCAAATAAATATGTTGTTTATAATTATCTAGAAAATGTATGGTCTATAGGAGAACTCTCAAGAACAGCTTGGTTAGATGAAGGTATACTAGATAAACCTTTAGCAACGTATACAACTTCAAACACAGGTACATTATATAGTCATGAAGTTGGTTACGACGACGATGGAACAGCTATGCAAAACGTATTTATAGAATCTAGTGATTTCGATATAGACCCTGCGGGAGAAAATTTTACAGCAATAAGTAGACTAATCCCTGACGTTAAATTTATAGGTGATGGTTCGACTGGGTCTTCAGGACAACAATTAGATTTTGTTTTAAAGAAAAGAGATTTTCCAGGACAAGATTTAAGCACAGCAACCTGCAATATTTAATAGATTGGTAAGAATATTAGAGCTATCTTTAGGCAGTAAAGATATAGACGCAACGCAAACTGTAAATGAAAACCAAAGAAATTTAAATTTATTTAATAAAGGAGATATAATTTATAATTTAAGTACGGATCAATTACAATTATGGAATGGAATAAAATGGATAGACTTATACGTTGGGGAAGAAAAAGGAGTACAAGGCAACATGGCTTTGGGGAAAGTAAGCATAAAAACCAATGGAGCAACAACGGTGCCAATATTATGAACATTGATAAATTAAGAGAAGAACTTACTTTTGATGAAGGGTGTGTTGATAAAATATACTTAGATCATTTAGGCTACCCAACTTTTGGTATAGGTCATCTTATTCTAGAAACAGACCCAGAACACGGAAAAGAAGTAGGTACGCCTGTTTCTAACGACAGAATTAAAAAATGTTTTGAAAACGATATTAATACAGTAACAAAAGAATTAGATAGAAATTTATCATGGTGGATACACCTACCAGAAGATATAAAAAGAGTTTTAGCAAACATGGGTTTTAATTTAGGTATAACTAGGTTATTAAAATTTAAAAAGTTTTTAACCGCATTAGAAGAACATAATTGGGAAACTGCTGCAGTTGAAATGATGGATAGTCGTTGGGCTACACAAGTAGGACCAAGAGCGACTAGACTTAGAGATAGAGTTCTCTTAGGAGGGCAAGATTAAACAAAAATTATTAGCATGGATTGATAGATTTATAGAAAAATCTTGGCAAAACTACGCTGATAAATTACATAATAAAGGAGAATAATATGCCAAAAGTAGGTAATAAAAAATTTTCATATACTAAAAAAGGAAAAGCAGCAGCTAAAGCCTATAAAAAGAAAATGAAGAAAAAAAGGAGATAAGTATGGCTAGAGCTAAAAGTAAATATCACACCACTAAAGACGGCAGACGAGCTAAAAAAGGTCTTTATTACAATATAAATAAAAAACGTAAAGAAGGCAGAAAAATGCGTAAGAAAGGAGCTAAAGGTGCACCTACTGCTGCAGCTTTTAAACGTTCTGCTAAAACAGCTAAAAAACCTAAAAAGAGAAGCAAGAAAAAATAATGGCTAAAAAACGCAAAGAAAAGTCTATAAGACGCACCACCAAAGGTAAAGGAGCGAATTACCGACCTACGAAAAGTGGAGCAGGTATGACTAAGAAAGGCGTAAAAGCTTACAGGAGAAAAAATCCTGGAAGTAAATTAAAAACAGCAGTTACAGGTAAAGTTAAAAAAGGAAGTAAAGCAGCAAAAAGAAGAAAGTCTTACTGTGCTAGAAGTGCAGGACAGATGAAAAAGTTTCCAAAAGCAGCAAAAAATCCTAATTCAAGATTACGTCAAGCACGTAAAAGGTGGAAATGTTAAATGAGTAAAAAAGCACCAGATGCATTTGTATATAACGCAACTTTAGATAGGGTTGTTGACGGAGATACGTTTGATTGTATATTAGATTTAGGTTTTGATGTAAAACTTCATAAACAAAGAGTTAGACTAGCAGGTATTGATACACCTGAATCTAGAACTAGAGATTTAGCAGAAAAGAAACTAGGTCTTGCTGCTAAAGAAAGATTAAAAGAACTTTGTTGTGGTAATATGAAAGTTCAATCACTAGGTAAAGGTAAGTATGGTCGTATACTTGGTATACCTTATACAGAAGATGGCAAAGATATATGTCAGATGCTTATAGACGAAGGACACGCTGTTAAATACGACGGAGGAAAAAAGACTAAAGTTTGGGGTGATTATTAATGGAAGCAGTAGTAACCTTAATTAATGAAGTAGGTTTTCCAATAGCAGCAGCACTAGGGTTAGGTTTATTTATTTGGAAACTTATAAATAAAATAATT